GGCGCTGTGGCAGACCTACCCGCTGCGCATCACCCGCGATCTGGCGCAGCCGACCGTGGGCCGGCACGTCCGCTTGCGCTCTGCGGGTAGAGGCAGCGCGAACGGCGTGTTCACGGTGGACTCTGGTGGCGGCGTGAGCACCTGGACCGCCGTCAGCGCGATTCGGTCTGCCCCGGCTTGCAAAATCACCACACTGGGCCAGTAATCGCCGGACAATACCTTGTCCGGCGGGAAAGCGAGTAGCCTTCAATGGCAATGCGAAAAGACCAAATTGCTGATAACAAATTCACCCTTCCCAACGACGCCCGCGATCTGGCGCTCTATGTGCGGCAAATCACGCAGAACGTGAAGGTCTTTGATCCAGCGATTGACGCCAACCTCCCAGCGCAGCTACGGGCAACAGCGGATCAAATTTATTTTGATATTTTTGAAGCCAACGGCGTGCGGGTGGACAGCGCAGACGCCAAGAAGGAACGCCTCGCCCTCCAGAAAAGAGCAATCCGGCTTTGCACCCGAATGCTGGCCCTGATGGATATGGCTCGCCGCTGTTTCCATCTTTCTGGCAAACGGTGCGTTTTCTGGGGAAGGAACGTGCGCGACATCCGGCAGCGTTGCCGGGACTGGCACGAAAGTGATTCAAAACGCTATAAGGCGTTTTGATATAAATGGCTGTAGGCTATTGGGCCGGAACGTCCGCTTGCGCTCTGCGAATAGAGGCAACGCGAACAACGTGTTCAACGTGAACTCTGATGGCAACGTGAACAACTGGAACGCCATCAACGCGATTCGGTCTGCCCCGGATTGGACGGCAGCAAGCCCACAAAGGCTCTTGCATAGCAAGGGTTGGGCGTAAAACCGCCGTGCAAGGAGCCGAGTGCCATGTCTGCCCATTTCGGACAGATGAACAATATTCGCCGGACGCAGCTGCCCCACGGGACTGCCTGCTATCACCCGGCGAAGCCTTGCAGGAGACTAAAGTGCAAGATGAAGAAATAATTGGGTTTGATGCTCTATATGCCTCCATGAACCTGTGCGCAAAGAACGTCCGCCGAAAGGCAAATGTTGGACGATTTTTGATGTATGGCATGGACGAAATTCTCAAGCTCCAAGAAGATCTCGAAAACGGCACATATAGACCTCGCCCGACATCGACTGTAAAAATCACATACCCAAAGCCACGAACCGCCGTTGCAGCGAGTTTCCGTGATCGGGTATACCAGCGCTCTCTAAACGATAATTCAGTTTATCCCAGAATGACCGCCAGCTTCGTTCGGCACAACGCCGCCTGTCAGAAGGACAAAGGAACCGACTGGGCACGTGAACAGGTGAAGTTCTTCCTAGAAAGGGAGTTCCGACAGCACGGCCCGGACGGTTGCGCTCTTCTGATTGACGTCCACGGATATTATGCCTCCATTCGGCACGAGATCACAAACCAGAGGTTTGAACGGAAGCTGCCACCCAGCCATTACAAGCGGGTGCGGGATGTTCTAGATCACCAGTATTCAGGTGAAACCGGGTATAACCCGGGAAGCCAGATGGTCCAGCTGGCCGGGATCTCCGTCCCTGACCCCATCGACCATTACATAAAAGAACGCCTACGGGCAGACAAGTATCTTCGTTTTATGGATGATAGCATCATAGTCCACCACAGCAAAGAGCAGTTGGGGGAATGGCGCGAGGCCATCCGGCAGCAATATGCTGCTATCGGTCTGGAACTTCACCCAAGGAAAACGCGGATCGTTCGCCTGCAGGACGGCTTCCGGTATATGGGCTTTATTTATCGACTGACGCCGCAAGGTAAAGTCATAATGACGGTTGACCCAAAAAACGTAAAATCAGAGCGCAAGCGCCTATTTCGGCTGGCGCAGCTCGTCAAGGCGGGCAAGAAACCGAAATCTGCCCTATATGAGCAGTACCGCTCCTGGAAAGCCCATGCGGCAAAAGGCAACTCCGACAAATTGCTTGGTCGCATGGATGAATACATCAAAACACTATTGGAGGGTATCCCATGAAAATTGTGTACAGCTCTAGCGGCGTCCAGCAGGGCCGCGAAACCGAGAACCGTGACGCTGCTATTGCAAACGCTGCGTCTATGATCGACTATCTGTGCATTTTGGAAGGCGTCCCGACCGAGGACGACACCACCGCAACCGCCGAGGGAGGTCTGGAGAATGAGTAAGAAGAAGCACAGCCCCGCATTCAGCATCGCCGTCAAAGAGTACAACGCAGGCCGCTGGAACAAAGCCATGCTGAAAATTCTGGTGGAGCGTAAGCCGCAGCGTCTGACCGAAGATGAGTATCAGGAGATCACCGGCGAGCCGTACTCCGCATAACGGCTTGGGGGACAGATGGAGCTACAACTTATCGAATTTCTGATAGACACTGTCGAAGCCCTCCTTCACATCGTAAGGCAGCAGAACAGCCAGCTTTCGCAACTCGGAGCCGTGGCCGCAGAGGAACAGCTCCAAGACATCGAGGCCGCCTATTCTGCCGTTCTGAAAAACGACAGCGGGAAGGAGGTGGACAAAGCCAATGTGGATTGATGTGGATACCATCATCAAGACTGCCGCCCTTGTGACGGCTCTGGGGGTCCTTGGCGGCGTGGCTGTATCGCTTTACAGAGCATCCGAGCGGGACAGAAAGCAAAGCGAGATCATCAAGGAGATGATGGCCGAACAATCCCTGATTTGCTATGGCCTGCGAGGCGCACTTCAGGGTCTCATTGAGCAGGGGTGCAACGGCCCCTGCAAAGACGCACTGGAAAAGCTCAACAAGCACCTGAATCAAGAAGCTCACCACAATGATTTATAAACAGGAGGAAAACTATGAATATCACCGAAATTGCAACCGCCGTTCTGCCCAACGTCATGGAGATCATCGGCACCATTGCCATGTTCATGGCTGCCAAGATCGGCATTCCTTGGCTCCGTGAACAGCGCATCTTCTCGCTGGTCCGCAAGCTGGTCAAGGGCGCAGAGAAAGCTGCAGAAGCTGGCAAGATTCCCAAGACCGACAAGCACGCTCTGGTCGTCAGGTTGCTCAAGATGAAGGGCATCGAGGTCACGCCCTTCTTGGACGCTTTCATCGATGCCGCCATCAAGGAGATGGACGAGGTGGCCGAGAACATCGCCGACGAAATCACCAAAGAATAACACATTCAGACCTTCCCCGGTGGGTGCAGCAGCCCGCCGGGGAGAAAGGAGGTCACTCCCATGAGCAACAGTTCTCTGATCTCCTACACCAAGATCAGCCCGAACAGGACAAGCCCCCGCAGGAAGCCCATCCGCAAGATCACCATCCACCACATGGCTGGCAATCTGACCGTGGAGCAGTGCGGCGCAGTTTTCGCCCCGACCAGCCGAAAGGCAAGCTCCAACTACGGCATCGGCACCGATGGCCGCATCGGGATGTACGTCGAGGAAAAGGACCGGGCATGGACCTCCAGCAGCCCGGACAATGATAATCAGGCCGTCACCATCGAGGTGGCAAACAACACCCTCGGTCCGAACTGGACTGTGAGCGACAAGGCGATGGCCTCGCTCATCGATCTGTGCGTGGACATCTGCAAGCGCAACGGCATCCAGCGGCTCAACTTCACCGGCGACAAGACCGGGAACCTCACGATGCACTGCTACTTCAAGTCCACGCTCTGCCCCGGCCCCTACCTCAAAAGCAAGTTCCCGTACATCGCCAGCGAGGTCAACAAGCGGCTGGGCGCAGAGGCCGCCCCGGAGCCGTTCATCGTTCAGATCACGGCCAGCAGACTGAACGTCCGTAAGGGACCGGGCACGAGCTACGCCGTCGCCCAGACTGTGAGCAAGGGGCAGTCATTCACCATCGTGCAGCAGCAGGGCGGCTGGGGCAAGTTGAAGAGCGGAGCCGGATGGATCAGCCTGAAGTACACCGCCAGAAAGTGAGGGCACCATGCAAGCAGAAGAACTGAAGTATTTGTCCCACGAAGCGGTCATCAAGAAGGTCGCACCGATGGCCACATTGGACAACGTCGTGTCTGGCATTCCGGCAGCAATCACCCTCGCCCAGTTCATCATCGAAAGTTTCTGGGGTCGGTCTCCGCTGGCCTCGGCTTCTAACAACTGCTTCGGGATGAAGAAGAATCTCTCCGGCAACAACTGGCCCGGCTCCACATGGACCGGGAAAAGTATGACGTGGGTATCTTCAGAGGCCAGCAGCGGAGAGACCGTCCGGCAGCCCTCCGAATTCCGGGTGTACGCCAGCGTCGAGGACTCCATCGCCGACCACAGCGCATACCTCGCCGGGGCGATGAACGGCACCGACCTGCGGTACAATGGACTGCGCTGGCAGCTGGACTACCGCACCGCCGCCCAGATCATCAAGGACGGAGGGTACGCCACCGCCCCGGACTACGTCGAGGTTCTCTGCGCCATGATCGAGCGGTACAACTTGACCCAGTACAACGTGGCGCAGCCGCCATTTCTGGTCCGGGTGACCGTCCCGATGGTCGCCGCCCGGAAAGGCCCCGGCAGTGAGTATCCCGCCACCGTGGTCGTCCGTGGTCCAAACGTCTTCACCATCACCGAGGTACAGGGAAGCTACGGCAGGCTTAAGAGCGGAGCCGGGTGGCTCAATCTCCGCTATGCAGAGTGGATCTGCAGCGAGTAAAACCACACGCAAAACAAAGGGCAGATGCACAATAGCACCTGCCCTTTTCTGCGCCCACACAGAAAGCCCCTGCGTGGCGTTTGTGTATTCAGAATAAAGTTACACCCCCGGAGAGTTTACACGCTTCTCCGGGGGTGTTTTTTCCGTTGGAAAAATCAAGGCTCAAGGGGCGGCTTTGAAGCCCATACGAGCAAGGTACTTCTCAGCCTGCGGCAGCTGGGTGAATGTGCGGCTCCTGCGCTTCTGGCGGTCACGCCCAATCACAAGCGTTTCGCCGATGCCCTGAACCACCCACGTCTCCTTCCCGTGCTTCCATGCCCGATTGAAATAGACGGCCTCGCCCTTTGCGTTTACCATTTTCATGATTTCGTCCTCCTTCTGATATACGCCTCCGCCTGACGGCGGGTATCGAAATGGGAGCTTTCATACACAATGAACACTGGCATCGTGCAGCCGATGCCGGAGGGGGCAAGAACGCCACCCTCATGCTTCATACCGCGCTCAGCCACGAACCCGCCGTGGGACCTTTCCCGGATACGCCACTCCATTCTTCAGATCTCCTTTTTGATTAAACGTCAAAGCTGACCGAATGATATGCGAACCAGTGCCCGCAGCGGCGGTGCAGCTTGTACCAGTTTGTGAAGCGCTGCCCAGAGCAGTCATAGGCCGTCGGGTAAAACTCATAGTAGCGATTTGCCCGGAACCACTCGGCGGCATCGTCCTCGTTGACCTTGTCCAGCTCGTCCGGGAGCTGCACCAGTTCAATGTAGCCATCAATGCCGCGCTCCTCGACAATGCGGCTGTCAGGTGCCGGACGGTTGTTGTAGGCCCGGATCTCCTTCTTGATGCTGACCATAAAGGCGGCCAAGCCGGACTTCTGCTCGGCGGTGGTGGTGGGAACGTCGTCCCGGATGAATGCCAGCAGGGTGTAAGCGTCTCTCAGCTTCTCGGCGTCGGTGATCTTAAACATTGTCTTGTCCTCCAATATTGTTTAGAATTCGTTGAAGTCTCCAGCATCGAACAGCAGGCCACTTCTGAATTTCAGGCTGAGCTTGCTTTCAGGGGGCTTGCGCTTGAAAACAGGCTTTCCGTTCACCAACTCTGCATACACGG